ATCCGATGAACGAGCATGTATCGCATACAGTAATTTGCTAAAATCTGACTGTATTTCTTCAGTAATGTACTTGCGCAAATCTATCAATTTTCGTTACCCCTGAAAGAATAGGCTCGTCTGTGATCAAGTTGAAGCAATGCTCCAGGATACAGACTGCCATCTTTGCATTTGTTACCATATACTGTAGATTTCCTTCAGATACGTATTCTTGGCAACTCTTATCAGTTGGTTTCTTATCATTTTTTAAATCATAGACTTCACTACGCAGCTTCCCGTGAATATCTTTATTTGACTTCACGGTTACAAATACGTTTCCAGAATATGCACTATTGGCCGAATCGATATATACAGCTGCTTTCTGTTTCTTAAATGTCTCTTCAAGCAGTTTTCTTGTAGCATCATTATCGACACAACCGACAATCACAGGCACTGAAGAATCTTTCTTGATACGTTCTGCCAATTCATTTAATGTAATGTACTTATCTATCGCTTCACACTGTATGTCATAGAAACTATTAATCTTCTTGGCCAATGCGATAGCTTTATTTAATCCAACATCTTGTAACTGGTAAGATTGTCTAGCCACATTCTTTTTTGCAACGATATCACCGTCAATTAAGACCATTTGATGATTTGTGCCAATTAATAATTGTGGTAGATCTCTTGCAAACAGCGAGCCAGTGCCACCAACACCAACGATGTAGAAAGTATATTTAACTTTCATAATCTATCCTTTCTTGTGCTGCATGAACATTGCTACAAGTGTGTTTGTTTCTTGGATGTAATCGTAATCTACAGCTCCAGCAAATTCGTAGAAGTGATTTGCAAGCATGATGTCTGTAATCTGTTTTGCAGAGTATTCGCGATTTTCTTCGAACGCTCCTGTCATATTGTGATTTGTGCCAGCAAAATAAATCTGGAACGGAAATTTATATAACTTTTCAGGTTCTGTTTTCGTTTCCTTTTTTTCTGCTTTCTTCGTATCACTCTTCTTGATTTCTTTCTTATCTGACTTTAGTTGCTCCGGCTTGTTTCCAATCATCCCGAAAATATCATCAGATGATTTAACACTTTCATCCGTCTCTTCCTGGATGCTTTCTTCGTTTAATTCTGTCATTATTCAACTCCTTCTATTTTCTCTGTGATTGCGATTGCTACATCTTCAGGCGTGCGAATCGCTGCTAACGTTACAAATTCGTTATCTCCATCAATGCGAAGCATCTTATCACTTACGTGCAACGTAACCGGTCCAGTTGTTTCGATTGCATTCAAGCATTTCAAGATGCCGGCAATTGAGAAGGCACGTCTGCATGCAAGTAAATTTGTTTCTACTTTGAGTTTCGTTGTGTATACACGTGGGTCCTCGCCTGCAATGATTGTTTGTATTGTCAGCTCTCCAATACCACTAATTTCAAGATAAACAGCGTTATTAAACCCTGCAGCTTGTGTAAGAATATTCTTGAACGCTTCGGCATTTTCAATTTTGATTTCACCATCAAGCTTTGGATCAAAACCTGCTAAGTTTTCATTTGTCTTAACGAATAAACTTGAATAGATTAATTCGCCGGCAGATTGCAACATAATGATTTTATTGTTTGCTTCGATAACGTAATCAATGTCTTTTTCTCTTAATCTAAGAACATCAGTCGGCGCATGGATTTGAGTTTCTATATCCAACTTCTGGGTATTCTTATAAAGAAATTGAAGTTCTTCATCATATGCACAAACTCCGTTTGAATGGATCAATACTCCATTCTTCTTCGATACAAGCGACGCAGCTTTCTCAAAAATCTTAATATTCAACCCGATTTCCTTTCGATCCTTAATTGCTGCATGTGTTTCATACACATCTGTATTGTTTTGGAATTGAAAATTGCTAATTCCAGATGTGCATTTGATTGTTTCTCCATCTTTCTTAATTTTGATTTGTTCAAATTTGGATAGCACATCATAATCGTGTTTGTTTAGGTTCATCACAAATGATGCGGAACTCTTGTTGATGTCGTTAGTTTCATTCCGATAGATTCCTAATCCATCTTTGTTGAAGCTATGAATTCGGATTACATCGTCTTTGAGCGTTACTACATTATTCTCTAGCCCTCTGTTAAAGCATCTTCCTGCAACTATTGTCATAATCTAATGTTCTCCTTCACTGTTCTTCTGACACGTCTCATTACGCGCTCGAAATCAACCATTGTTGTTCCTTCTTTTTCGATGAGACTGTATATCTTGTCTGCTAGATTTTCATTTCTAACAGACTGATCAATTGCTTTATTTTTAATTTGTTTTCTTTTCATATCCCTCATTCACTTTCTTTTGAAATGCGTCAAGCTTTGAAAGCTCGAAGTTAAGTGCGGCTTCTGCTTGATCGTCGTTTAGAATAATTCCATCACTATCAATGATTTCTTCTACAGGTTCACCTTTTAAGCGATGCAATTTATTGATAATCATTGAATTCATAGGTCAATACCTACTAAGAAAAGAAATACCCTTGCAAAAATAGCTAAACAAGAACCGTAAATTATAATTTTTTCTAGTGCTTCTTTCATTATTTTTTTTAAATTATTCATATTTGTACCTTTCTAAAAAAGTGTTAATTGTTCCTGCTCCTTATCGCTTATTTCTTGTGTGCTTGGAGCTTTAAAAGTTTCGTAGATGAATTTATCCAGCTTATCTTCAATGCGTCTTCTACGTGCTTTCATTCGCGCAATATTAGCTTCCAACTGCTCTATGTCAATACTTTCCTTTTCTTTCGTAATTCTCGGCACCGACCATACATCTTCCAGGTTGGTTATTATTTCGCTGAATTTTACTTGTTTTGTCTTGCAGTCATAAATCTCTTTTTTGACATCAACATACTTTTTACTTTTTTGCAGCACTAAGAAAACGATTGTGATTGATGTATCTTCAAAAGCGTTTTCAACCAAATTCAATTCAACAAGTGAAGCTCCTAATAAATCACGAAACTTTTGTTCTTGCGATCTATACGTGACACCTGGAAAAAGAATGAAGAATCCATAGTCTTTTGTATATTTCATTGACTTCAAAACGAATATGTCATCAACTACACCTGATTTTTTCCACTCAAATTCACTTTGAATATTTGATTGCTCTATATCTGATAAATCTTTGAACTTAATAGAAAACGGCGGATTCATTATGATGCAATCAAAATCTGTAAAACCAGATTGATTAAAGAAACTATCATTTATTACTTTCGAAGTTGGATAGTTTTCCAGAAAAACATCACAAGCTTCTTTTTGAATCTCTATTCCCTGTATGAATGATGCATTTACATATTGTTCTAGCTGACCACTTCCACATGCACCATCAAATACAGTTGGATTGTCTCCTACATATTGACGTACTTTCTTTGCAACATATCTTCGTAGTTCGTCACCAGTGATATACTCTGCAAATTTGTCAGCAATCTTTCTATTGTTAAACTCTTTCATTAGCTGCCGCCTCTTCTAACGGTCTTCTTCCCATTAGCAGCACGTTGTCTCTCTTCTGTTGTAAAGCGTCGTGATACTTGTTCTTTTGGCGGCATACGATGCAATTTACAACCATCCGTTAATGCAGCTAATATTTGGCTAAAAACAAAACCTGTTTCTTCCTTACAGCCATACTCTCCAAGCGTTAGATCTGTATGTCCCGAAAGAGCCACTTTAATAGCATCACCCGATGGTGTTATGTAAATGTCGACAATATTATTTGTATTAAAAAGACTTTTTAAATCTTCTGATAAAATCCACATATCTCTACCTTTCTGTGATAAAATGGTAGTGACATATTTTAGATGTCACTTAAGCGCTCACTCTTTCGACGGACGGAGCGTTTTTATTTTGTTCAGGATACATATTCATTAATTCTCTTAATGAGTATCCCATTAATCGTGCTACTGTTTTTGTCCTGACTTTGTACGAAAACATGTAATTGATGCCTAATTCTTGCTTATCGATTGCCTGTGCGGCATCAAACAGTGTGTTCAGGTCTTTTCTTTTGTACCCCGAAACTCTTCCGACATCTGTCTTTTTTAGGTACGGCATTCTTACAAGTTCTGAATTTGTATGTAATCGCATCTATTCACTCCTTTCTTTATAAATCCACTTTATATTTGATATAATTCGAATATAGAGGTGAAATTTTATGAAACTAAATCACGACTGCGTTCGCGCATGTATGCTTTATCTAGAAACAAATCTTGGTTTGAAATCACGGATAAACCTTGTAAGCGTACATCTAGATGGCTATTCTGATGATGATGTGCTTTATTCGTTTATCAAGTTAAGTGAAGCAGGGTTCATCAATGGTAAGCCACAACCGTCAGGCAATAATCCGGCATATGTTTTCATAACTACTTCAATTACATATGAAGGTCATAAATTTATTGACTCTGTTCGAGACGATAAAGTATGGTCTGCTACAAAGAAAATTTCTTCAAAGGTTGCAAGCGTTTCAATTGATATACTGACTGACATTGCAACTAATGTGTTGACTAAAATGCTTATTGGATAATCATTCTAAGAAACACCAATCATCCGCCTTTAGATCATCTATCGATGGAGTCCACATGCCTGGACTCTCTTTTGTTTTTGAATCGGCGATATAGATATAATCCCCTATCAAGAAGAGGACAAATTCTTCGCTTCCGTTTTTCTTTCTAAAAAAGCATCTGTTACTAATATTCTTGTCTTCAATCAAATCAAATAACCGCATTAATTAATCTCCTGTGCTGCTTAATAAATCTTCCATTTGAACACCGAAGTAATTAGCTATCTTATATAGTTTTGCTACCTTAGGGTAACTTTTCTTTTTTTTCCAATCGCTGAATGTACTTCCTGGTATTCCGGTTTCTATGCAAATTGTGCTGACTGATACATTTTTTTGTTTCAAAAAATCTTCAAATTTTTCATAACTCGGCTGCATTTCTTCACTCCTTTCTAGAAAAATTTATATATTTCATTGTGTAATTAGGAAATCCTATATATAATTAACTTGCGAAGAAAATATATATAAAATAGGTGTTTTTAATTTAGATTTCCTAACTACATTATTACTATATATTAGGATTTCTAAATTGTCAACGCATATTTTTAGGTTTTCTAAATTTTTGGAAGGAGACCGCAAAATGTACGAAAGATATTTAGAATTATTAAACTCAACAGGTGTCAAAAGTTCAGATGTCGCAAAAGCAACAGGAATTCCACCGTCAACATTCAGCGATTGGAAAAGAGGAAAATCATCTCCTAAATACGAAAAGTTACAGAAGATAGCTAATTACTTTGGTGTAAAAGCTGATTGGCTGCAGGGAACATCGGAATATAAAACAGATGATGAGCTTTATTCCAAACTCGCCGAAGATAATATGTTTACACCAACAATAGAAGATGTACAAGCACACTATTCTACTTCTTCTATGTCTAAATTTGGCCATAACTGGAAAGACAAAATTAAAAAAGGCTCTCTCATTCCTATTCTCGGAACAAGTAGAGCAGGCATTCCTAATTTAGCAATAGAAGAAGTTAACTATGACGATCCAGATGAATGGGAAGAAATAGATCCTAAATTAGCGAAATCTGGAACATATTTAGCATTGCGAATTAAAGGTGATTCGATGCAGCCAGATTTAAACGAAAATGATATCGTCATCGTTAAAAGCCAATCAGACGCTAATAATGGTGATATCGTGATTGCAAAAGTTAACGGTGATGAAGCTTGCTGCAAAAAACTATTTAAGAATAACGATGGTATCATCTTGCATTCATTGAACCCTTCATATCCACCAATGTTCTTTAGCCAATCAGACATCCAGGATAAACCTGTGGCAATTATAGGAAAAGTCATTGAATTAAGAAGGAAGTTCTAAAGAGGTATATTATGTCCGTCGCAAAAGATAAGTCTACAGGTCTATGGTATTACGTTTTTAAGGTGAAAAACCCAATCACGGATAAAATATCATGGAAGAAGAAGCGCGGTTTTGCAACGAAGCGTGATGCATTACACGCCGAAGCTGATGCACAGCGATTAACTCAAGATACATCCGGTGAGTTAACTTTTAGAGAAATGGCAGAGCAATATATGAGTAGCATTGAATCATCCGATACGATGCGCCAGATTAAAAGAACTCACTTTGTTCAGAGATTTTCTGAATACTATGAACAACCAATTAAAAAAATAACTCCATTGCAATTAGATGCTTGGAGAGCAGATTTATCAAAAAATGATAATTATGCCTTTAGGACAAAAAATACAACTGTGCAATATGTCAGAGCTGTATTTAACTATGCTAATAAATTTTATGGACTGCCTGCAGTTGATCATGTTCTAAAGCCGCTAAAGCGTCCTAGAGAAATCCAGGAAGAGCAACAGGTATGGACTATTGATGAATTCAATACTTTCTTAAAATTCGTAGAAATAGAAATATATAAAAAGTTCTTCATCTTTCTGTACTGGACCGGATGCAGGCGCGGTGAAGCAATGGCCTTACACCATGATGATATAAACGTTGCAGAACGTACTGCAAATATCGTTAAATCAATCAAACATTTCTCAAATGGAGAATTACCCACAAAAACAGGAAAGCCCCGTAAAATCAATTTAACAGGCATTGTGATGGATACAATTAAGCCATTGCTAGAAACTGATGGAGTTTACTTGTTTGGCTCTGAACACTCGCTTTCCATTTCAGGAATCCAGCGTGAATTTGATAGAGCTAAGAAAAAAGCAACTGTAATCAATCAAAAAGTAACGATACACGGTCTTCGTCATAGCTTCGCAACCAATGCAATAAGTAACGGATGCAACATCATTGCAGTTTCAAAGCATCTTGGCCACAGCAAGATAGACATCACTCTAAATACATATTCACATCTGCTAGAGCAAACAGATGCCGAAATGCTGAATATTATCGAAAGACTATCCAAAAGTTGACCAAAAGTTGACCAAAGTATAAGAAAAACCGCTATTTAAGCGGTTTATTTTGTCATGGAGCGAGTGATGAGAATTGATTGAGCATGGTTCTACCCATGACAGCACGTTACAAGACCGCTATTTTACTGCATATACGTGCATAGAATGATTACGAAAATTTAAAAAGTTGACCAAAAAGTTGACCAGCAAAATATAATATTTGCCGTAACCTTTTGGTCAACCTTTTATTTATTTTTTGCTTTATTAATAGCCTCTTGCATTGCATTTCTGATTACTTCAGCTTGACTTATACCGAGTTTTTGACATGCTTCACGAAATGCTAAAACAAATTCATTTTTGTACGTGGCAGATACTCTCATCATGTTTTCTGCTCGCCACTTTGCATTATATTCTTTCTGATTAAAATCGCCGTTACTTGTTTTTGGCATATTATTGATCCTTTCTATTTCTGAGAAGCAAAACCGTTACAATACTTGCAGTAAAAATAGCAACTATGATATAAATAGGCATACTTGATATTTAATGAAAAACAAATATAATTTAATAAAGGAGAGGGGCTTTCGCCCCTGGTTGGTATCACCTGGTAATCCACCAAGTAATGAGCCCAGCAATAACTCCTGATACGACACCGACGAGGAAATCACGACCAAGTTTTTTCAGCTCATCGGTTTTTATTTTGTTTTTCATCTTACCTCCTTTCTACATTTATATAATAACATATTGACGGCACTATGTAAAGTGTTTTTTTTTATAAATTAATAAAAAAATCCATAACACATTTACTATAAATATTTTTAGTAAATATATTGACGAATACTATAAATAATGATAGTATATAGATGTAAAAAGAAAGGCATTAAAAATCATGACAAAGATGACATATAAACAAGAAAAATATATCGAAAGCCTAATCAGTAAGAAACAAGAAGAATCTCCAGAATTAATTTACGAATATTATCAGAACAAACAATTCATGACAATGCAACAGGCAAGTAACATGATCCAATCATTACTTGAATGGGCGGATAAAACTGACGACCAATTAGAAGATAAGAAAATCAGCGCACAGGTGTATTACATCGTATCTCATAAGAAGACTAAGAAGTGGGCTGAAAAATACAACGCAATTAGAAATGCGCTACATATCAACTTAACAAAGGCAACTGTATTAAATCACGAACAATTACAATCAATAAAGGAAATCGTTTTCTAAAGGAGGAAAAAATGGAAAAGATTAATCTAATTGAAATGGTCCAAGAAGTATTAGACAGCAGCGAAACTGCGTATTCCCTCAGCAAGAAGTCCGGAATTTCCGAACAGTTAATCGGAAAATATCGCAATGGCGTTACTTCTGTAGGAAATATGACAATTGAGAACGCGCAGAAATTGATAAGTATAGACCTGGCTGAACCTGAAAGAAAAGATGGTGACCGCGTGTTTGCTTCTCTTCTCGCTGCTCCAGTTATCCAACGCTTTGGA